TCGACTTACTTGTTCAAAGAACAAAGCAACGAGTTGTTCTCGGAGAACGGATTAGAGAAACTGTTCGATTGTTCCAAAGGACATCCTATCCTTCTGAAAGAGTATCTAAGCGGGAGATTGTCTCTAGAAAACTTCGTGATCTACGACAAAATTTTCCATTTTTCTAAAAACTTTGATAAAAAGTTGACTGATCCAGTGTGGGAAACCGTCAGTTTAAAATTAAGAAAATATGGACCCTTCATAAATATTGACGTATTCAAATATAAAAAGATATTGCGGGAACTGGTGCATGAGTGATTTTTTCGATTCTGAAATTATTCAGGATGAACTAACTGAAATTAACAATCTTCAAGAGAAGATCTACGGATCTCTCTTTGGTTTTGGTATGATGCCTAAGGAAGAAAAACTTGAGCACATCGAAATACTTCAGGACTTGCTAGAAAAGCAAAGAGTGATGTATACTAGGTTATCTCTTTCCGACGATCCTAAAGCGGTTGAAATGAAAGAGAATCTCCGCAAGTCAGTCGCAATGATGGGTTTCCCCCCTGAAACCGATATGACTATGCTTTTTAATAGTATGAATGCAACCATCGAGGCACTCAAAAAATACGTTGACGCCTGACGGTTTTCTTGTTATACTATCCAAGCAAATCCAAACAATCCAACTCAATCCGAGGTAATCTAAATGTCTTTCGCAGACCTTAAAAAGCAATCCAAACTGGGCTCCCTGACTCAAAAACTGGTCAAGGAAGTCGAAAAGATGAATAACACAGGCGGTTCTTCTGATGAACGCCTTTGGAAACTGGAGTGTGATAAGAGCGGCAATGGTTATGCCGTTATCCGTTTCCTGCCTGCACCCGATGGTGAAGATCTCCCCTTCGTGAAACTGTACTCCCACGCCTTCCAAGGTCCTGGTGGTTGGTACATCGAGAACTCTTTGACCACTCTGGGACAGAAAGATCCTGTGTCTGAGTACAACTCTATGCTGTGGAACAACGGCACTGATGCAGGTAAAGATGCTGCCCGTAAGCAGAAGCGTAAACTGACTTACATCAGCAACATCTATGTTGTGAAAGATCCTGCTAACCCTCAGAACGAAGGCAAGGTGCCAACTTCAAACTGAAAGCTAAGAACGTTGCAGGTTATCGTAACTACGATTCTTCTGAGTTCGCTGCCCAGAGCGCACTCTTGGACGACGATGACGCAATGGAAGCAATCTGGAAGAAAGAGAACTCTCTCGCTGAGTTCACTGCTCCCGATCAGTTCAAAGATTATGACGCACTGAAGAAGCGTCTTGATTATGTTCTGGGTAACAAGGGCACCCCTCGTTTCCAGGATCAAGAAACCGTTGAGGCAGAGGAAGAGTTCCGCGCTTCTAACCGTGGTACTGCACCCGCAGTGACTTCTACCCCTGGTGACTTCAATGCAGAGGATATCGTTGCCTCTAGTTCTTCTAATGATGATGACGATGCACTTTCCTACTTTGCAAAACTTGCTGAGGAGTGAAGTACAATCAGATATGCCTCACTTTACTAGTGGTGGCAGCATACTTTAATCTATTGTTCAAGTGAAATCTGATTATCACATTGATAGAGTAAATAAGAGTGACGCCGCAGATTTACTTCTGCGGTTTCATTATTTAAAGGATATATCTAAAACCTTTAAATCTGGTTATAATTACGGTTTATATAAAAACAACGAATTTTGTCCTCTGAATATCGGA